GCAACAAATCCTGCTTTATGGCGTGTAGGTGAAGGAGCGCCAGACTTTATGCCTTCGCAATGGACACATTCAGCAGAACAACATGAGAGCTATATGGATCCTAATGTAACATTTAACAATCTATACGCTCAAGAGGAAGATTAATATGGCAGAACTTACAAAAACGCAAACAGTTAAGATGATTAAAGAGTTAAAAAATGCATCTAGGCTACATGCTAACCAAGCAAAAAGATTAGAAAAAACTATAAAAAGAGTTAAGAAAAAATAATGTCATTATCAGGCAGTACAAATTTTGAACCTAATGTAACTGAGTTTATAGAAGAAGCTTATGAAAGATGTGGGCTTGAATTAAGAACAGGATACGATTTAAAAAGTGCAATTAGAAGCGTAAACATTATGCTTGCTGAATGGGCTAACAGAGGTCTTAATCAATGGACAATAGAACAAGCTACACAAACAGTTACTGAAAGCACAACTGATTATCCTTTAAATAAAAATGTAATTGATGTTTTAGATGTAGTGGTACGTAGAACAATTAATGGAGTGCAAACTGACACAAGCATCAATAGAATTAGTAGATCTGCATATACAAACATACCAAATAAAACAACCAAAGCCAGGCCATCACAATTCTTTCTTGACAAGCTAACTACACCAATTTTAAAAATATGGCCCGCACCAGAAAACAGTACAGATGTTCTAGTTTTTAATAAAATAGTACGAATGGATGACGCAGACAAAGCTAACAATACTATGGATATGCCATTTAGATTTTATCCTTGTTTTGTTGCAGGATTGGCTTATTACATATCTTTAAAAAAGAATCCACAACTTACTCCTCAATTAAAAGCTATATACGAAGAAGAATTTCTTAGAGCAGCAGACCAAGATGAAGATAGAGCATCATTTAGAGTAAGACCTGATATTAGGATGAGATAAGATGGCCTATGCCTCTGGAAAATTTGCAAAAGCTTTATGCGATAGATGTGCCTTTGAATATAAGTTTACTGAATTAAAAGAAGAATGGAATGGTGCTAAAGTATGTTCTGATTGTTTTGAACCTAAACATCCACAGCTAAAACCTTTAACAGCAAAAGCAGATCCTGAGGCTTTATATAAACCAAGACCAAACAACGATAAAGAAGAAGGAGAGGGTTTTGTTGTTGTTGTAAGTTCCTCTATTTTTAAATCAAACTTTATGAATCCTTCAACATTACCAACAAATTTTACAACTCCTAAGATGACAGGATCATTAGGGACAGTTACAATTACTACATTATGACATTAGCTGAATTAAAGACATTAATTAAAAACTATGTAGAGAATGAAGAAACTACATTTGTAGCTACTGTTGATGATTTTATTAAAAATGCAGAAGAAAGGACATTAATTAAAAACTATGTAGAGAATGAAGAAACTACATTTGTTGCTACTGTTGATGATTTTATTAAAAATGCAGAAGAAAGGATTTTTGAACTAATACAGTTTGATTACTTTCGTAAAAACGTTACTGGTAACTTAACGATAGGCAACACTTACTTAACAGCTCCTTCTGATTTTCAGATGAGTTTTTCAGTTGCAGTTATAGATGGAGATGGTGATTATCACTATTTAGATAAAAAACATACATCTTTCATGCGTGAATTTTCAGTTGATCCTACAGCAATTAGTGAACGAGCTAGGCCATTGTATTACGCAGATTTTGATAAAGAACTATCTACAGCAGGAAATAATGGATCTACATTGATTGTAAGTCCTGTGCCAGATGCTGATTATTCTGTTGAATTGCACTACTTATTCAAACCAAATTCAATAGTAACAGATACCACTGGGACTTGGATTTCACAAAATGCTAGAAATGCATTACTATATGGAACATTAGTAGAAGCTAATATATTTTTAAAGGGTGAGCCCGATATACAACAACAATACGAGCAAAGATTTCTACTTGAAATCACAAGATTAAAAAATCTTGCAGAAGCTCGCGGAAGGAGAGATGAATACCGTCATGATTCTTTGAGGACAACGGTATCTTAAAAAATACATGGAAAAAATTGCAGGTCTTAAAGGTAAATCAATAGCCATAGTTGGGCTAGGTAAAAGTTGGTTTGATTATAATTTAGCTAAATCTCATGGAGTTCATTTTGATGAAGTCTGGGCAATAAATGCTGTAGCAGATGTAATCTTCCATGATAGAGTATTTATGATGGATCCCCCATCTAGATTCTTAGAAGGTGATGATGCTGGTGGCCAAACTAGTAGTATGGCTAAAGTATTACAAGAGCATAAAGGGCCTATATACACATGTCAGTTAGATGATAGATGCCCTGGTTTAGTTGAGTACCCTATAAAAGAAATAATTGTTGATACTAATTGTTATTATTTAAATAATACGGTTGCTTATGCAGTTGCTTTTGCATTATGGAACGAGGTAGCTAATATAAAATTATTTGGTGTAGATTTCAGTTATAAAGGTAATTTGCATTTTGCAGAATCCGGAAGGGCTTGTGTTGAGTTTTGGTTGTCTAAATGTGTTTCTAATAATATACAAGTAGAAGTAGCTGCTAGTAGTGGATTGTTAGATACAGATGTTCCAGCAGAACAAAAACTATACGGATATCATAGACTTGCAGATCCTTTAGTAGTTTTGCAAAATGAAAATACTTTACAAGTTTCTAGAATTAGTGAATTAGAAATAAAAAAATATGAACATAAGCCAACTCTTATAGGCCGTAATGACGAACATTTACAAAAATCTGTAGAGCCTAAAAAATGGTAGATAAGATTACGCCAGAGGGAATGCCAAAATTAGGACTGGTAGAAATAGCCACAACCAACTTCGGAGGACACCCTCCAGAGTTCTGGGCTGAAAGATTAACAGAGAAAATTGTAGGATATTCAGACAATACTTCACCACATATAAAAGAACAAGCTAGAGCTTATCAAAATTTGATTTACCAAGTTTGTTTGATTTATATAAAAAATGCTTTAAAATCTTATAAAGCTTCCCTGATACAGGATTTTGTTAAATCTGGTGATCAAGAGTTAGCAGATATAATAAAAAGGATTTAATATGGCGATTACATCAACATTAACAACAAGTTTTAAAAAAGAACTATTAGAAGCAACACATAATTTTGCAACTGGTGGTAATGCCTTTAAACTTGCACTATATACAAGCTCTGCAACCTTAGGCGCAACTACAACTGCATTTACAACTACAGGTCAAGCAAGTGGCACAAACTATACTTCTGGTGGGGCTGCATTAACAAAAGTAGCACCAACAAGTGCTGGCACCACAGGTTTTACTGATTTTGCAGATCTAACCTTTGGTACAGCTACTGTTACTGCTAGAGGTTGTATGATCTATAATGATACTAATGGTGACAAATCTGTTGCTACTATTGATTTTGGTGGCGAAAAAACATCAACATCTGGCGATTTTACTATAGTTTTTCCAGCAGCAGCAGCGAGTACAGCGATAATCAGAATAGCGTAAAATGGCTCAGCTACTAAGTGGTTGGGGTCGAGCTGGTTTTGGTGAGCTAGGTTGGGATGAAGGAACTATACCTGTTACCCTTACTGCACCAGCAGCAGGAACTACAGGCGCACCCGTTGCAGGTGTAAATGCACAAGCAATTGCTTCTATAGCAGGAGCAGTTGGAACAGTCGGTAGTCTTTCAGTAGCGGTAGATGGCGAAGCTATTGTTACTCTCACAGGTTCTGGAACGGTAGGCACCAGTGCTTTAGGCACTGCAACATTAATAACAAATAATAACTTATCAGTTACTCTAAATACAGCAACTGGATCTCTTGGTACAGTTACCACAGATTCAGAAGCAAACGTAGCTGTAATAGGGGTTGAGTCGATTGGGTCTGTTGGTAGCGTATTGGTTTGGTCATTGATAGATGATACACAAACTAAAAATTATGCTAACATAAATCAAACACAAACTCCAAATTGGGAAGAGGTAGCATAGGATATGGCAACATTTGTAAATGATTTAAGGTTAAAAGAAATAGCCACAGGGGATGAGTCAGGAACCTGGGGAACGTCTACTAACACAAATTTAGAACTGATTGGAGAGGCTTTAAGTTATGGCACCGAAGGCATAACAACTAACGCTAATACTCACACCACTACAGTAGCAGACGGAGCTAGTGATCCTGGAAGGGCCATGTATCTTGAATACACAGGCACACTGGATTCTGCTTGTACTATTACTATTGCACCTAATACTCTTAGCAGAATGCACTTTATCGAAAATGGTACAAGTGGTTCACAAAACATAATTATCAAACAAGGATCCGGAGCGACAATAACTATTCCCCCGGGAGATACAAAAGCAGTTTATTTAGACGGAGCAGGAAGTGGCGCTAAAGTAGTTGACGCTTTTGCTAGTCTTAGCGTAGTA